GTAGGGTAATGTTATATGGTATACTCGATCAGTAAGAAGCTCGAACCAAGCCTTAACAATAGTTTGTCTTGAAGGATGATCATCCAGAAAAGGAGCTAACACTTCTAAATATAATTTTGAAGGAATTAGATCCGTAGCAGCTTTTAAATCAAATGAGGCTATATAAGTATAACCTCTTTCAGAAAAGTTTTTAACTTTTCCTAATTGATCGAAAGTAGCATCGGTTGACATACCTTTCAAGACTTTAAACATACTGTCGTGAACTGGTTTAAGAATCCACTGAGTCCAGTAATCCACTATAGCAAATACTCTTACTTTACCGGCTGCCTCGTATTTCAACGAGAGTTTACCTAATTTCAAGTTATGAACTGTATCAACAGTTGGGCATGAAAACCCAATACTTTTGAGCAGTTTAACAGGAAATTTAGTAGAAGCCTTAGATCCAGAACCAATAAATTGTTCTAAATATTTAGGAGAGTTAACCGCTTTAGCAATAAAACACATTGTATCAAATATACGTTGTATATTTACTACATCTGTCGTTTTAGGGTTAAAAGCTTTTTGGAGTGCGATGAAATATCTAAGTAAAGGAGAGTTGTGCCCCAAATTAAGATGCGCGCAGGCATCCTGCATTGCACCGATAAAACTTATCGAGCAATTAGGACCTGCTGTGTATATTAATGGAGGTACTTCAGGATCAGGAAATAAGTCTACTTTAATACCTTTAGGATTTACAAAATCCCAAAAGGAAATTATTCGTCGACTTAATTCTCGTTCTGATCTCAACTTAGACTTAAATTGATCATCCGGCATCATTAGCCAACTATCTTTCTCAAACATTCCCCGCGATTTCATCACAACTTTTCCTAATTCAAATAATTGGGAAAATTTCGGACTTACGATCGTGCTTAAAGAAGCAGGTTTATAAGTAGATTCCAGACCTTTGTAAGAGTATAGAACTGACAGAATTACTCGTAAGTAATTCACAGATCTTGCTCGGATCAGGGCTCTAATGGGATACGGAAGGTGAGCAGGAAGCCCATGTCTAAGCCGCATTCGCATTCCAAGGGATTGTGTAGAAGTAACTTTCTCACCACCTAAGTATTTTAAAATACAGATGGTAGAAATTTTAAGTCGTAACACAGCGGTTGAAGAACCGTTATGTTTAAAGACTTGTCCATAGGTTTTACCTAGTTTCCAGAAGGATTTCGTAAGTAACTTACGAGGTTTCAGATTCAACCAGTTTATTATATGTTTATAATAGACAGGAAGAAAGCTATCCGGATTTCTCCGGATATCGATCATCGAATCTTTAATTCTCCATAAAGGATTACTAATGA